GAAGAAACGCCCAGCCCCGGTCGCACAGCCCGGCGAAGGCTACAAGCCGCGAAACCAGCGGCAGGAAGCGGCTCTCGAGACGATTCGGAAGAACGTCATCACGTTCATTCTCGGGCCGGCTGGAACTGGTAAGACGCACTTAGCGTCTGGCTTCGCCGTTCAGCAATTGCTTGCGGGTCACGCCGAGCACATCGTCATCACCAGGCCCAGCGTTGCCACGGAGCAACTCGGCTATCTGCCGGGAACGGCAGAGGAAAAGGTTGGCCCGTACTTGGTTCCGTTCTTTGACGCCATCGAACGCATTGCGGGTCGCAAGGGTCACACCAAGGACCGCGAGCGAGTTGGTGCAGCGGTCAAAATAGCCCCCCTGGCCTATCTGCGGGGCAGGACGTTCCGCAACAGCATCATCATCCTTGACGAGGCCCAGAACACCACGTTCTCGCAATTGAAACTGCTTCTCACGCGCATCGGAGAAGGCTCAAAAGTCATCGTCACGGGAGACGCTGACCAATCGGATCTGCCACGCAGCGAGCGACGGCTGATTGACGTCATGCAGCGCCTTGCGGCGATCAAAGGCGTTGGCGTCGTTGAGTTCGCAGCCAGCGACATCGTGCGGCATCCAATCATTGAGAACGTGCTGAAAGAGCTTGAGCGGTGATTCGCTTGACGAGCGGCGTAGCGTATTCGCATCGGACGCTGGAGCGTCCAAGACTTGAAGGAGCGAATGCTATGCAAAGGATTGTTTTGGCGATTGCGTTGGCGTTGTGCGGCGTCGTAAGCCAGGCTGACGAGTACGTCATAAACGCTCGTCGGGTGACGATTTCGTCAGCGCAGCAGGATGCCGAAGAAATGGCTCGCACCGGCGTGTTGCGTCACTGCGGACGCAACGGCGGGCGTCGTGAGGGAATCGGCTTTTCGTCGTCTTCGCCAGATGCAGCGATTCAGAATTGCTGCTACTACGGCAAGTACCGCATCGTTGAAAAGGCGGTTGCTCGCGGCCCGCGTGGCTGGTTCGCCGTGATTCGCTACGAATGAGCAAGGACTGGATCACAGTCGAGTTCCTCGGCGGCCCACTGGACGGCGCTTTGCGGCCCGTCCAAGTGGGCGTCGCCGTTTTCTATTTGGCTAACGGCGCTCTGATTCACGCTTACGTTGTGGACGAGATCCACGAAGGACTTGGAGTGCGACAGGTGATGCGGCACTTCGAGATCATCAACGCTTCGCGGTTTGCTTGACGGTGCTGCGATGCTCGGTGCAAAGGAGCAAAGCATGGGACGCATGAGCAAGCAGAAGGGCAAGCGTGGCGAACGCGAGGCAGCCGCAGAATTAGGCTCGCTGCTTGGATGTCACGCAAGGCGTGGCGTGCAGTACCAAGGCAGCACGGACTCGCCTGACGTCGTCCTTGAAGGTGTCAACGTCCACGTTGAATGCAAACGCACGGAGACGATCAACGTCTACAAGGCACTTGAACAAGCCACTGGCGATGCAGGACAGAAGGTGCCAATCGTGTGGCACAGACGCAACGGAAAGCCAAGCGTGGTGATCATCGAAACGGCGCGACTTGCAGAGTTCATCACAGAAACGCACAAAAGCCTAGAAAACAAGGGCGAAACGCACTTGATGTGCGAAAAACACGGGAAAAACTGCGATTGTTGCAAAATGCTACACCTACCCACCACCCCCCTACCCCCCCCAGCGTGAGTAGGTTCTCCCCGCCCAAATACACGGAAGCCTCCAACGCGAGCTTGCCATATTTGTGACGTTTTTTAGCCATCGGGTGCCGCTTGGTTCGTTCTGACCAGAAAACCCGCCAAGACGCTGCCAAGAAGCGTTACGACGACATCAAGCGTCGGACGGGCGAGCGGTCACGCATGGTCGGTGCAGCCGGTCGTGACATCGGCAGCATCCCGCCGGTCAAGGACGTCAAGCGTCGTGACTTGTGCCGCGACTCGTTCCGGCAGTTCTGCGAGGTGTACGGGTCGGAGTCGTTCCCTCTGGCGTGGTCCGCTGACCATCTGACGGCTATCGCCAAGATCGAGGCTGCGGTGCTGCGTGGCGAGTTGTTTGCCTTCGCCATGCCTCGCGGGTCGGGCAAATCAACGCTTTCGATTTGGGCGTGCTTGTGGGCGATGCTGTACGGGCACCGTTCGTTCGTGATGCTGGTTGGCTCTGACCAAGCCATTGCCTGCCAGATGCTCGACACGCTCAAGAGTCATCTGGAGCAGAACGACCTCCTGGCCGAGGATTTCCCGGCTGCGTGCTATCCGGTGCGTGCTCTGGAAGGCATCACGGCTCGCGTGCGTGGTCAGACGTGCGAAGGCGAGCCAACGCACATGGGCTGGACGGCAGACAAGGTGACGTTGCCTTGGGTCAAGGGTGCCGCCTCGGCTGGGGCAGCTGTGCGTGTCGCGGGCATCACGGGCCGAATCCGTGGCATCAGTCACACGCGACCGGACGGCAAGACGATCAGGCCGAATCTGTGCCTCATTGACGACCCGCAGACAGACGAGAGCAGTGCCAGCCCGTCACAGGTGGCAACCCGTGAACGCATCCTGTCCGGTGCCATCCTTGGTCTTGCTGGGCCTGGAGCGAAGATTGCCGGCCTAGCGACTATCACGGTCATTCGTCCTGACGACTTGGCTGACCGTCTGCTTGACCGGATGCGGCATCCATCGTGGCAAGGCGAGCGGACCAAGCTGGTCTACGAGTGGCCCACGGCTGATGAGTTGTGGGGGCAGTACGCCGAGATGCGGCGTGAGGGACAGCGTAGCGGCGAAGGCACTGCGGAGGCAGATGCTTTCTACAAAGCCAACCAAACGGTCATGGACGCTGGCTGCCGCGTGGCGTGGCCGGAACGCAAACACGATGACGAACTCACGGCGATTCAGCATGCGTGGAATCTACGCATTGACCGTGGTGAATCCGCCTTTATGGCTGAATACCAAAACCAGCCTCTTGCGGATGACATCTCATCGGAGAAGTTGGACAAGCGGTCGCTCGCCGCTCGTGCCGTCACGCTATCGCGTGGCACTGTTCCTCTGGCGCACCAGACGCTCACTGCGTTCATAGACGTGCAGGATCGTTTGCTCTACTGGCTCGTCGCATCGTGGGGCGAGTCGTTCGGCGGTCACGTCGTTGCCTACGGCACGTACCCTGACCAAGCGTCTACGTTCTTTGAGGCGAAGAACGCCAAGAAGACGCTGGCACTTGCCGCCAAGGGAGCAGGGTTTGAGGGTGCATTGTCTGGCGGCTTGGAATCGCTGACGCAGATCCTTCTAGGCAAGGACTGGAGCCGCGAGGACGGCGTGCCGATGCGAGTGCGTCAGGTGTGCATTGACGCCGGCTGGGGGCAATCAACCGAAGTTGTGCGGACTTTCTGCCGTCGCTCAACGTTTGCGGCGAGTCTGTTGCCAACTCACGGCAAGGGCATCGGTGCGTCTGGCGGGAGCCTGACCGAGAAGAAGGGCAGGGGCGAGAAGCTGGGACTTAACTGGGTCATGCGACAGACGGCGACGAACCAGCGATACGGCGTCTACGAGACAAACTTCTGGAAGACGTTCGCTGCTGCTCGGCTGCGTCTGACGCTCGGCGATCCCGAAGCAATTACGCTCCACGCTGGCGATCACGACATGCTCATTGAGCATCTGACGAGCGAGTACCCGGTAAGGACAGAGGCTCGCGGGCGAGTGGTGGACGAGTGGAAGCTAGACAACAGACGAGAGAATCACTGGTGGGACTGCCTCGTTGGCTCTGCCGTAGCGGCGTCAATTGCTGGCGTGCATCCCGTAGCGACAGAGGCGGGAGGGCGGCAGCGGAAGAAGGTGACAATCCCATCCGGCCCAGGCGGCAAGCGAGTCATTCAATTGAAACGGCTGAAATGAACCAAGTCACTCTCACGACGGTGGACGGCCTAGAGCCTCGGGACATGCTTGCCATCCGGTCGCGGCTCACCAAGGACGGCAGCGAGTTTCAAGATGAAGTTTCTCGCGTGCTGGAAGGCGAGGCCAGCAGCTGCACGCCGATTGCCGTCTACCACTCAGACGCTGCGTTGGTCGGCTGGGCATGCTCGCACGTCTGGAACGACATGCAGACGCTCGAGCAGTTCGTTGACGAGCGGCACCGCAAGAGCGGCAAGGCTACGGCGTTGTCGGCAATGCTGACATCTACGGGCACGATTGACACGACAAAACCGCTGGCAGTGTTTTCGCCAGTGACGGCGTTGATTGCTCGCAAACTCGGTGCGTTGAACATTCACGAGTTCACGCGAAGCGGCAACGGATGGGCAGAAGTCTGACGGCATACCCGGTCTGAGTCCGTGGTGTTTTGCCGTAGCGTCACGCTCTATGAGCGACGAACTGCGCCAGAAAATTGAGCAGAACGCATCCGGCCCGAAGCACGTCCGCACGGATGCCGGTGAAGTCGAGGCCCACGACCTGCGTTGGCAGATCGAGGCCGACAAGTATCTGTCTGCAAAGCGAGCCGTGCAGTCACAGTCTCGCGGGTTGCGGTTCAACAAACTCTTGCCGCCGAGCACCTACTGATGGGCTTGTTTTCAAACTGGTTCGGGCGACCGCAACCGACTCGGCAAGCGCCGACGCCGGCTAGGGTCATCCGCGCTCGGTTTGACGCAGCTGAGAGCCAAGACGACCGTCGCCACTGGGCGAACGCTGATTGGTTCAGCATGGACGGTGCGTTGACGCCGGTCATTCGTCGAACGCTCCGCAACCGTGCTCGCTACGAACGCAACAACAATTCCTACCTCGCCGGCATCTGCGAGACGCTTGCCACGGATCTGGTTGGCACAGGCCCGCGTCTGCAACTCAACACGGGCAACCAAGACGCAGACCGGCAGATTGAGCGGTTGTTCTTCGATTGGTCGTGGCACGTCAACTTGGCTGAGAAGTTGCGAACGATGCGTCAGTCGAAGCTTATTGACGGCGAATCGTTTGCGATGTTCTTCACCAACCCGATGCTTGAAGGCGTGCAACTCGACATCCGGCTGATCGAAGCCGAAATGGTTGCCACGCCGGTCGGGTTGTACATCCCAGACACG